CGTTCATTCCCCATGTACTGCCATTAATAGTTACGTTTGGCGTATATCCGTATATGTAACTGTTGGCGTATGTGCTAGAAGAACAAAAAAGCAGAAGCCACAGCACCCATAATCTTAATGGCACTATCACGTTTTTCCTCCACGGTTTTAGATTTTTTTTCTACAGAAAGACTTGGAACTTCATTACTATGTATCTCCCAAAGTTCAGCAGCCTCGCTGCCTATGCTGCCAAGGTAGGGGCAGCTCGTCCCGGCCATTTTCATAGCTTCAAAAATCGCCGGGTCTTGACAAAGCAAAGATACACTGGCTACCCGCATTCCGGCCGAATAGAGCATCCTAGCCTTTTTTAATAACAAACAATTTGCCTCTGTATATGTCGCTCCAAAGCTCAAGGATAGTATCTGTGTGCCTAAAGCTCCACTAGATGAGATAGTACATAGGTCTGAGTTATTTCCGCCTACATTTGGAGATATGGCGCTTGGTGGTGGCGAGAAGACTGTAGTTTCGTTTTTTCCTGTCGTGTTGACAGTAGATGTCGTTGTTTGATCTACAGTAGTTGTTTCAGCCATAGCTGAGAATGATAGTATTAAAAAACAAGCTACTATGCCAAAGGCTATGGTGTTATTAATTTTTCTATTCATAGTTAATAGTTAGAAACAAAATGACTATCTGAAGTTATATCGCCTAAAGTACCTATTGGAATAAAATTAAATGCTAGAGAATGTCTTGTGTGATCTGATTTGTTTTCCTCAATTTCATGGTACAAACTACTTGGAAAAAATAGAATCATTTTATTTGTTGGTTTGTAAACCCAGTCTTTACTGTTGTATAAATTGTATTCTTTTGGAAACAACATAAATCTACTATCTGTGTAATCTTTAAAAACAATGTCACCACTATTTTCATAAGTTTTAAGATACAACACTCCACTTATAAAACAGTTATTGTGGTTGTGTGGTTGACCTTGTTCACCCTTGTCTAATTGTGTAAACCAAGACGTAGTCATTTTAAATTTATTGCTGTATTGCAAAACTTCAGAAGCATAATAATGAAACTCTTTTAGTATTGCGTTTTTTAAACTTTTAAACTTTTTCTGTTCTAATGCATAATAAGAATCTTTACCTTTATATTCTGTACCAACTTGAGAAGATTTAATAGGTGCATCTATCAAAGATACAATTTTTTTCTCATCTATATCTATTTCATTGCAATATATTGCACTTCCAAAAACTGGTGTTGTGCTTCTATGTATCATTGTTTTCTTTCTCCTTATTCGTACTACTTTTTTTTATCATACTCTTTATTTACAATATTAAGTGTGTTAAAGACTGTTTTTCGCCAATTTCTCCACGAATAAATGTGTTAAATGAAATAGACCATCTATCTTTGTTTCCCTCAACTTTAGTAACTTCATGCTCAAGATTAGAAGGAAATAAATACAATCGACCTTTAATTGAAGGCATCCACCATGTTGCGCCATTATAGGCAGTATAATCTTTAAACGGAAGGTGATAGTAAGTTACAACTGGGTTCATTGAGTTAGCTTGTAGAAAAGAAATCTTATCATTATCATTTGTTTCGATATAAAAAACACCTGATACAATAGAGTTTGAATGTTTGTGAGCATGATGCCATTCCGTAGGTTTTGTGTGATTTGCCCAAGACTGCGTAATGTACATCTCAACTTTATCAGTTATTGAATAAGCCTCTTTACAGTAATCTGCAATAGATTGTTCAGCAAACTCTCGAATAAAACGAAGTGCAGATAAATCAAAAATAGAAGTATTCTCACTTGTCTGATTGCCTTGATTAGCATAATACTTTAGTGATTTAATAGCAGAGATTTCATTACTCTTAATTTCTCTGTCGAGATCATAAACACCAAGAGGTATAGGAAACAAACTTTGTATCACTTGTCTTGATCTCCTTGAGTAAAATAATTAAAATTTATAATATACCGTATTGGTTGTTCTTTAGATGTAATCGCCCTATGTTGTATAGCAGTATCAAAAATTAACATCTTATTAGCCTCTGCTTTTATAAACGTAACTTTATTATTAATCTTTAGTTCCGTACCACCATCACAATCATTTAGATATAGAATTGCTGTTTTACATTTAAAAGGATAATCAATATGCCAACTAGACTTATCAAATAATCTACTAATAAACATATTTGCTCTAACTTGAAGCGGAGCAACAGCGTTTAACTTTTTTAAAACAGGAATTATAAAAATATCGTACAATTCAGATAGAGAAGACATTTCATTGTAAAAACCATAACTAAAATATATTTGATGGTCTTTGTCGTTTGCCATAGTATCTCTTCTTCTCCACGGAAATTCACCGCCTAAAACTGCCTCTTGAATGTCTATAAAAGAAGCTGAAGGTAAAAAATTTGTATGAGTTTCAAAAGTTAGCATTAATACGCCCAACTTACAAATGAATGTCTTACACCTTTAGTAACGGTTGTTACTTTGTGAGGGTAAATAAAAATTGAAGGCATTATTAATATATCACCAGTTTTTAGAGAAACTTCTTTATCTCTAACAACAAAATTACCACCTTCATAATGATCATCAAAGACACCAACTAAACTTAATACAGGTATTCCTTCGTTATCTGCAAATAAAGAGTGTATGTGATCATAATGCTTTTCCATTCCTTGACCAACTTTATATCTGTTTAATCTAGGAGTTGAAAATTTTGTGACTAGAACGCCTATATTGTCTTTAGTAAATTTATTTGAATATATCTCTATAGCTTTGTTTATATGTGGAATTAATAAATCTTGTAATTCTAAATTCAAATGTTGCACATCACAGTCTTTTTTTTCATCTATTAAGGCATTATTAGCTTCATCAGCATTGTTATAAGACCATTGGTGTTTACTGTATTGTTCTTTATTAGATTTTGTAATAAATTCTTTACAAAACTCTATAGACATTACATTTTCAACCGTAACAAAGTCTAATGCATTCACTTGCTCTCCTTATTAAATTTTAACTAGGTGTTATGCAAATTGATGTACACCGTTAGAATCGTCAAAAACTAATGTAATGTTAGATGATGTAAGTTCTGTTGGTGTTGGCTGAGAATCTGATAAGTCCTCACTAGCTGACATAGCTGTTATTTGTTCAGCAGTATTTTCTGCCCAAAGCGCAGTCAATGCGGCACTAAAAGCAACTACCTCAGATGGTACATAAGCATGTGCTTTTACTGTTATAACTGCTGTACCATTTTCTGATGCTTTTACATTTAAAGTTGTTGACTGTGTTGATCCATCAACAGTATCTAAATAACTCAAAAATACATCTGCATTAGAACCACCACTAGTAACGTCTATTCCTGAAACTTTTGTTATCGTATGAAATAAAGTTTTTTCAGTTCCATCGTTGTTAACAACTACGTCAATAGTTTGAGTAGTTGCATTTTTTGTTGCTGTAATATTCATAATATTTACGTCCCGTGCATTGAACCATTATTAGCAGTTAGTGTATACGAGCCACTAACAGCATCGCCTCCAGCGCCACCACTACCACCAGTCCAAGTTAAATTTTGACCTGTTCCACCACCATTTCCCCAATCTCCACCACCAGCACCATTACTATGTCCGCCACCAGCGCCACCATAGCCGCCTGCGCTACCATTTCGACCTTGATACCCAGTACCACCTGATGTAGAGTGACCATTTCCACAACGACCTCCCCCGCCACCACCACCTGCTTGGAAACCACCGTGGTTTGGATGTCGACCTGAACCTGCACCACCACCTCCACCTCCACCTGCAATAACTCCACCTGAGTTATTTGTTACAGATAGCGAAGTTGAATTTGTGACTGCTATAGCGTGACCTGCTGCTGCTCCATTTGCGCCTGGACCTGCTCCATTGGCTGCATTTCCACCATTACCACCATCGCCATGAATGTTTCCACTATTTAATATAGTCAAACCACCTGAGAACGATCCTGTTGACAAAGCGGCTGTTGTATTGCTTGTCGTTATGTGAACACCAGAAGCAATAGTAATAATTGCCGCTGTTGATCCATCCCAACCATTGTTAGAAGCATATGTTGCTAAATTCAATTGTTGTTGGTTAGATGAAATAGTTAACGTAAAAGTATTTGATGTGCCTTGAAAATCAGCGTGAATTTGAATCTCACCACTACTTGGCGCATTACCTTTATCGTAATACTCGCTTATAGCTATAGGGTTAGAACCACCATACTCTGTTTGTATATCTCCTAAACTAACTTGTCCTGTACCTACAGCCATTATTTCTTCTCCAGTTTCTCTACTTTAGCAGTAAGCTCCTTGATTGACTCAATAAGCAATGCGTGTAGATTGTCGTAGTTTAAAGTTTTAAACATTTTGTCATTACCTGTGTGAAGTGGTAAAGTTGTTTCATTAACTGCACATGGCAATACTTTTTCAACATCTTGTGCTAATAAACCAGCAGACTCCATTCCATCTTTAAGGTATTTGTATGTGCAACCTGTAAGTTGTTGTACTTTATTTAAAGCATCTTCAATAGGATTAATGTCATACTTTAGCGTTGCATCTGAAATAGTAGTTGAAAAAGCAATTACGTCACCATCAACGTGTAATGCACCAGCATCTGTAAGCCTCATATCTTCAGCATTAGCAGTATAAAACCTTAAACCAGTATCTGCATCAGCGAACACATAATCGTGTTGACTACCCATATACACATCATCTGCATTACCAGCAGTTCTATGGTCAAGTGCCAACTTAGCACCTGTTACTGAACCATTTGCATAATGTGCTGTATCAATACTTCCATCAACGTAAGCCTGAGAGTCCACAGAGTTTGCCGCCATCTTAGCTTCGGTCACAGAATCTGAGGCTAGGTGTTCTGCATCAATACTACCCGCCGCATAGTGTTCGCTATTTAAAACGTTATCAGCAATGTTATCTCCATCAACACAATCCGCCGCTAACTTAACATGTGAAATTTGTCCTGTTCCAACATGTTCCGCACGAATAATATCGTTCGATAAATGCTCAATTCGTATGGCATTATCACCAATCTTAGCCTCAGTTACACAATCCGCACTTAGGTGCGAAGTGTCCACACTGCCATCAATTAACTCAGCAGAATCTACAGAGTTTGTGGCTAGAGCTGTAGCATCAACTGATCCTGCAGCATAGTGTTCAGCATCAATAGAGTCAGCTGCAATATGCTCACTATTTATCGAATCATTAATAATGTTATCACCATCGACTATATCCGCCGCTAGGTGAACGTGATCTATACTTCCATTAGTAATATGTTCTGAGTCAATTGCATCATCAGCTATCTTAGCGCCAGTCACCGCATCTGCAGCAATCTCTGCTGTGTTTACTGCATTATCAGCTAAGTGTTCATTGTCGATACTAGCCGCTGCGTAGTGTTCACTATTTAAAACGTTGTCACCGATTTTAGCGGCAGTTACTGAGTCTGCTCCGAGTTTATCAGCAGTTACAGCGCCATTATTAATTTTTGCAGTTTCAACCGCAGAAGCGGCTATTTCTGCTGTATCAATAGCATTGTCTGCCATACGAGCATTAGTAACAAAATTGTTTGCTGTAATAGCATTTAACTGTGTCTGAATAGCACTTGTTACACCATCAGTATAGTTAAGTTCTGCGCCTGTTGATGTTATTGCTGTGCCACCAACCTTCCATTGGTTAGCAGTTAAATTAGGCTTTATAGCTGTTGTGCCATCAAGTAGGTTGTCAACATTATCTAAATTTGTATTTATCTTCCCACCCCAAGTATCCGCAGAAGCACCAACTTCAGGTTTTACAAGGGAGAAAGTAGTAGTAGTTGTATCTGCCATGCGTTTACTCCGTTAAAATTAAAATGTTCCTTTCCATACTCTTAGCTTATCAAAATCGCCACTAAGAATTTTTTTTCTTACAATCTCTTTACGAGCCTCTATGTCATCCCATCTTATACCAGCATCTTTACACCATTGTGTAATAACGTGCATTGGTATAGTACCAACAAGACGATTCTCACCTGTCATGCCATGCTTACCTTGTCGTAAGTCATTAGCACGATCTAAGACACCTTGATTATCATAAGTCTTTTCAACTATGATTTTATTCTCTTTTTTATCAAAATGTACTTGTTCTTTAATCTGCATCCTTATCTCCTATAGTAGTGTGGGAAGTTAAGGAGGACTCCCCACACTATTAGTTTACCTCAATATTATGAAGTAGAACAATCAGCCACTAATCCTGAAGCCTTCTCGTTTTTAGAAACAAGAGTCAATTCAGTCAGCACCTGACGTGTTGTATTATCACCAGTCTTCGCAAGTTCGGTGTTCTTAGTAGGTCTAAGAATAGCCGCACAAAACATATCGTCTTGTAAAATCCAAACATCACGTGATTGGTTTTCTCTTGAAGGTGTGAACTCTACAGTTCCCCATGGAGTAACGTATACATCCATGTGCCTAATTACTTTTTGAGTTTCTGATTTAACCGTTGATCTTTGGTTGTTATTACCAGTAAAGCCTAAAGCAATGTTCATTTGGAAAGCTGACAAGTAAACTGAAGAAGCCTTACCACCGTTAGTCCAAATAGACTGCATAGTTGCATCAAAGTCAGCTTGTGTAAACGCTGTCTGAGTACCGTTAGTTCTCGGAGTGTTTCCCGGAACCGAACCAGTAGGGTTAGCACCACCTGATCCACCAATGTTTGATACATTAGTTTTCATGTATGCGCCTAGACCAGCTAGTTCACGTGCCGCAGAAGCTGAACCAGCTTCATACTTATTGTTAGCAAACAAAGCCTTCTCAATGTCTAGCTTTTGCTCTTTAGCAATTTTAAGCAC